AGATCCTCTACAACGGACAGACGGGAGAGATGATGCAAGCGGAGATCTTCATGGGTCCTACCTTCTACCAGCGTCTGAAGCACATGGTGATTGACAAGAAGCACTCCCGAGCGAGAGGACCGATTGTGTCTCTGACCCGCCAACCGTGCGAAGGCAGGTCTCGTGATGGTGGTCTGCGTGTGGGAGAGATGGAACGCGACTGTATGATTTCACACGGCATCTCGGTGTTTACCAAGGAGCGTCTGATGGATGTTTCCGACCCGTTCAAGACGGGCATTTGCAAGACCTGTGGCACGCTTGCGGTTGTGAATCCCACAGAGGGGATCTACTCATGCGGTGCGTGCGGGAACAAGACAGACTTCGTGATGAAGACCCTGCCTTATGCGATGAAGTTGTGGATGCAGGAGTTGGAGGCGATGCATATCACACCGAGAACAATCATCGAATAGAACGACGAGTCTTCCTCCTCCCACCATAACTTAGTCCACATTGTACACGGTAACCGAGATCTAAGCATTGACCGCCTGTACCACCACTAGTATTTGCAACAATATCATTTGGATCCGCTTTGAATCGTCCATATGGTCCTGAGTAGCGCGCTGGATCCAATGTGTCACATGCGTGCTCTTTGAACCTACGGATGTATTCATCCATAACAACAGTCATTTTTGCCTTGTCTCCACTGGCACATGCCACCCTAAACTCGTTATCTGTCCGAATACGGTCCAGAATCCATCGAAGAACTAGACGATCATGGGGCGCTTGTGTTGCTTGCCAGTACAGGTTAGAAAACGGACTCTTTTTAGCAGTTTCTTCTCTGACGAACTCTGTAATAATTTGATTTGAGTTCATCGCACACTTCAGACTAGAAGGGTTATCAATTAGGTATTTGACGAGCGCGCTTCGTATCACCGTTAGATACTTTTTGGTGTAGGTGGATCCTATACTTTTGCATAACGCGAAATTAGCGGCAGACGGATTATTACCACCGCGCTTCCGGGTCCGGACCATTGTATTACGTACATATTTAAGATCCCACATGAATTGGATCGTCGGTCCGAACCATCTCCGTTAGACTCTCATTTGAAGGAGACTTAACCATCTTAACGCCTCCAAAGTCTCCCTTCTTCTTACAGTAATACGCGAGCACCAGAGCAGTGGCAGCAATTCCGATAATCGCGATAATTCCGAGGGGTTCCATTTTTTAGTTCCCGCGTTCAGTATGAAAGTTTCTTGCACAGTAACAAAATGACTCCTGCTGGTAACTACAGTGTTCCTGCTATGCCCGCACCTGCCGGAAGTCCTGGCGCCCCTGCGGTCGGTGGACGTCGTCGCACGCGCAAGGGTCCGTCTGCCAAGGCGCTCAAGCGCGTTCTGAAGTCGCACGGACTCAAGTCTAGCGGCAAGAAGGCGACTCTCCGCGCCCGCGCGAAGAAGGCGCACCTCCTCTCCAAGGCTTAAATCTCTGCTCTAAACAATGCCGAGGAACCCCAATCGAAATAAGACCCTCGTTACTCAGTTTCGCGAACGTCATCATGCTACAGAGCATGAGATGATTCAAATCGCTCTTCTTGCTAGGAAGTACGCGAAAGATGATGGCAGAAGCGAGTCGTCCTTTGAAGACATGGATAGGGCATATGACGAGATAAAGAGGAGTCGAAATCCCAATCGACCCAACGGCGGTCGTCGCACACGCCGCACGCGTGGTGGTGATGAGAATATGTATGTTGTTCCGAAGCAAGATACAGAAGCAAACAATCCAGCAGTTACTGCTCCTCTTCTTCAAGCGAGACGATCTCTTAGGAATCCGTTTCCGAAGGAACCTCTGACAATTAAGACTCCTCCGCAGTTCCAGGAAGTGAAGTTGAGACCCACACCTAAGGCGGGTCGCAAGCGCAAAACACGCCGTAATCGCAAGTAACACACATCAATCCAAGGCGCAACACTGCGCCACCCATTGATGCGGTCGCCTACCCTGTAAATAATTTTTCTTGCATACTATCATACAAACGATATGGGTGGTGGTCTTCTTCAGCTCGTCAGCTATGGTGCGCAGGACATCTACATCAGCGGCAACCCGCAGATCACGTTCTGGAAGGTGCTCTACAAGCGCCACACGAACTTCGCCATGGAGTCCATTGAGGTGACCTTCAACGGACAGGCGGACTTCAACAAGCGCGTGACGGCGGTGATCAACCGTAACGCCGACCTGATGTACCGCACGTACGTCCAGGTGGTTCTCCCGGCGGTGGACTTGGTCGGTTCGGTCTCCCAGATCAACCGCTTCCGCTGGCTCTCCTACATCGGTCACCGCCTCATCAAGACGGTTGAGCTCGAGATCGGCGGTCAGCGCATCGACCGCCAGTACGGCGACTGGATGCAGATCTGGACGCAGCTCTCGCAGGACCTGGGCACGGTTGAGGCGCTCAACGACATGCTCGGACACACCCACGACCTGGTGCTGATGAAGGACCGCAAGGGCTATGCGCTGGACGCCTCGTGCGCTGGCTCGGAGCTGACGAACACGTGCGCCCCCCGCGCGGGCACGCCGGCGCGCACGCTCTACATCCCGCTCCAGTTCTGGTTCTGCCGTAACCCGGGTCTGGCGATCCCGCTGATCGCGCTCCAGTACCACGAGGTGCGCATCAACATCGAGTTCGAGCAGTGGATCAACTGCTGCTACTATGAGGTCACGTCGGGCAACACGCCCCCGACGTCGATCCAGTCGCTCACGGCCGCCTCGCTGTACATCGACTACATCTACCTGGACACGGAGGAGCGCCGCCGCTTCGCCCAGCAGACGCACGAGTACCTCATCGAGCAGCTGCAGTTCACGGGCGCCGAGTCGATCACGTCCTCGTCGAACAAGATCCAGCTCAACTTCAACCACCCGGTGAAGGAGCTCGTGTGGGTTGTCCAGCGCGACTCGTACGTCGACTGCACGCCCCTCCAGACGTTCATCGCCGAGGTCAACGGCATGCAGCCGTTCAACTACTCTGACGACTTCACCACGGAGGGCATCGTGATGGACGTCCTCGCCCGCGGCTCGCTGGGCACTGGCACGAACTCTGGTACGTCGGCGGCGGTTCCTACGGTGCTCAACGATGGTCCCTCGGGCCCGTACCTCCCGGGTGTTGGCATCACGACTGGCCCGTCGCTGGGCGGTGCGTCTTGGCTCGACACGGGTGTTACGTCGCTGCTCACGGCGACCCAGGAGCAGAACGTGGTGTTCGAGGACACGACGAACTACCTGCTCGCCAAGGTCATCCTCCAGTCCGGTGTGCGCTGCGAGGGCAAGAACCCGGTGGAGGTTGCCAAGCTGCAGCTCAACGGCCAGGACCGCTTCACGGAGCGCGAGGGACGCTACTTCTCCCGCGTGCAGCCGTACCAGCACCACACGCGCACGCCGACCCAGGGCATCAACGTGTACTCCTTCGCGCTCAAGCCGGAGGAGCACCAGCCCAGCGGCACGTGCAACTTCTCGCGTATCGACAAGGCGACCCTCCAGCTCACGGTGTCCGTGAACACGGTTCGCTCTGGACGCACCGCCCAGGTGCGCGTCTACGCCGTCAACTACAACGTTCTCCGTGTCATGTCCGGCATGGGTGGCCTCGCGTACTCCAACTAAGTACCCAGGACCAAGAACCAAAACAAACACACAACCAACAACAAAAAACAATAAATGAATACGAATACGCGTATTGATTTATAGTATAAAACCCTCGAGTACTTATAATGTCTTTTCAATTAGTCGTCGCCCGGTACAATGAAAATGTAGACTGGGTTAAGCAGTTTGACCCTAGCACTGTTGTTATTTACGACAAGTCTGATGTTCGAGTACCAGGTTCAATCCCTCGCAAGAATATTGGAAGGGAAGTTGACTCATTCTTGCAATATGTCATTGACAACTATCACTGTCTTCCTGATTACGTAGTGTTTTCGCAGGGAGATCCCTTCCCTCACATGCCAAAAACTGACCGCGTACGATTTAAGGCGGACTTGTTCAATACATTGTACGCTAGACCAACAGAACTATTGCCACTTTTCCAAAATTACATGTTAGAAGACATTGACGCCTATGTTGGAATGAACCTGCGTAAATACTATGCGCATCTATTCAACGCAACCGCAGACACTGTGAGTTTTTCGAGTGGTTGTCAGTATATTGTTCCTGCATCTATTATCCGACTGAGATCGAAAGAGACGTATGCAAATATTCAGTCGATGTTAATCAATACGCCCATATTGACAAGCAGAAGCGCTCATTTTGAAAAGAACGAGTTTGACCCCTTCACATTGTCAGGATGGGCGTTTGAACGACTCATGCCTTATGTTTTCAGCAGTATTCCAATGTCTGATCACTTCTTGCGGAAACGGTACCTCGTTACTGGAGGATGTGGATTCATAGGAAGTACGCTTGTGAAGATGCTTGCTGTCGATCACAATGTGGTTGTTCTAGATAATATGTCTACGGGAAGCATAGTTCCCGCTTCATCGGTACATTTTGTACGAGGAGACATACTGGACGGTGAGGCGCTTATGCGAACTGGATGGACGAATGGTATTTTCCATATGGCAGCAATGAGCAAGGTGCTACCTTCACTTGGTGATCCGGCGATGGTTGATTTTTGCAATAGGCAGAATATCGACGGCACTGTTTCAGTATTGCGGTACTCTGCTGCGTTCAAGGTTCCCATAAAGGTCGTGTATAGCGCGTCATCTACTTATTATGGAATGAATAGCATCCCTAACGTAGAGACACAGTTGCCGGATTGCCAGACACCTTACGCCCTTAGCAAGTATTGTGGTGAACTCCAGTGTAAGATGTTCTCTGAGTTATACGCTGTACCTACAGTTCGTCTAAGGTACTTTATGGTGTTTGGCCCGAATGAACCAAACACTGGACCCTATGCGGTAGTTTCCGGCATCTTCATAAAAAACAAGAAGGAAGGTAAACCCTTGACTATTCACGGAGATGGTAAACAGACAAGGGATTTTGTTCACGTTGAAGATATTTGCCAGGCGAATATTCTTGCAATGAACAACGATTCATTGATTAACGAAACGTTCAACGTGGGTACAGGCACAATGATTTCAATTCAAGAGTTGGCAGATATGATCTCTAGTGACCAGATTCACACAGAACCCAGAAAGGTTGACTTAAGGGCGACATTATGTGACACCACGAAGATGGAGAGGTTGTTGGGATGGAAACCTACCAAACTAATACGTGATTACATCGCAATCGCTTGATACCATCTTTTCTACAAGTTCTGAGAACGTAGTCGTCGCCTTCCATCCAAGTTTATACCACGCCTTTGACGGATCACCAACCAAGAGCTCAACCTCGGCAGGTCGGTAAAACTCAGGGTTGATGCGGATGATCACCCGACCGTTTTCATCCTCACCCGTTTCATTCTTTCCACCCCCCTTCCAGGTAATCGGACCCCATGCAGTCTCCAGAAACTCTCGGACTGTATGTGTTTCGCCCGTAGCAAGAACATAGTCGTCTGGCGTATCCTGTTGGAGCATCCGCCACATTCCTTCCACGTAATCCGGAGCATACCCCCAATCGCGCTTGGCGTCCAGGTTTCCTAGCTCAAGAACGAACTCGGGATCCTTGCGCAATCTTGCAATACCCTTGGTGATCTTTCGAGTAATGAACTCTTCTCCGCGCCTCTCTGACTCGTGATTGAACAGAATACCATTGCATGCAAACATCCCATAACTCTCTCGATAGTTCTTGACGATCCAGTACGCGTAGAGTTTCGCTACACCATAAGGACTGCGAGGGTAGAACGGTGTCTTCTCCGACTGAGGTGTCTCCACAACCTTCCCATACAATTCAGAGGTAGACGCTTGATAGAACCTTGCGTTGAGGTTCATTGAACGGATGATCTCAAGAATACGAAGCGGACCAAGTGCATCCACATCGGCAGTCAGTTCTGGTTGCCTAAAGGATGTATGTACATGAGACTGTGCTGCAAGGTTGTACACCTCAATTTGTTCGTACCCTTTGACCTTTTCAAACACAGAGCGCAGAGAGTTTGCGTCGGTCAGATCTCCTTCACATAGGAAGAACTTCGGGTGACCAAGTATCTGAGTAATTCGCTCCGTGTTCTGTCGCGAAGTCCTTCGAGCAATCCCGTATACATCATAGTCCTTCTTGAGTAGGAGTTCGACAAGGTATGATCCATCCTGTCCAGTAACACCTGTTATGACTGCAACCTTATTCATTACCTTAATGTATAAGGTCTCTGTGTATATTTAATAAGTTCAGTCATCATTTGAGGTTCGATACACCTGTCTCCATTCGTTTGCTTTATTCTGAAATGACACACGTGCGAAGGGATATTGTTTTTAATGAATCGAATGAACTTGCGTCAGTAATGTCAAATCTATTTGAGATTTCTGTTATTTTCACAGACGTATGTCCCAAAGAGTTTGCGAAGTCAACGTCGTCAATTATACCGGTCTTATACGCCTTTTCTCTGTTCTCTAACAGAAGTAGCGCAACGTCTCGAGTCATATGAATACCTGCACCTGACACAAAGTTGATACCGATAATATTTCCAACACAACCACCATAAAGACCCGTATACGGTCTTTTCCTTAGATCATTGATAAGACGAGGGAAGTGCCAAACAGATGACAAGTTTGTGCGGAGAATATGGGTATATGACTTGTCTTGTAAGAAATACTCTAGCGCCTCTATTGTCTTTTTGACTATACCTACGTATGTCTCTTCCCCAGGAACAAGCAATGTATCTTCTGAAAGGGTTATAGTTTCAACCTCAGTTGAGTGTTCAACGAATACAGTTGTGACCAGCGGATGGGTGTTCGTTCTCCAAACTTTCTTGTGTTCTTTGTACACTTCAAATTCACCCCCTGAGATAACTAGTACTAGAAGTTTCATTTAGACTTACTGATTGAATAAACGTAAATGAGTTTTACGTGGACAGAGGAAGATGTCCTCTGTACTGACCGGTTTCTCCAGGCGTTCCCTGATAACTATGTCAAGACAGACGCCTTTTATTTGTCATATCCGTTCCAGTGGAGAGGAAAGACCGTCTCTCGCCCACCTGAGAGTCAGAATGTTATCGTAGCAGGTCATTCTGATTACCCTCTTACAGAGGAGATCGTTCATGGATACCCCGATTCTAGGTTCTTTGCAGTGAACAGTCAGTCGAGTAGAGTTATTGGGTTACCTCTCGGTATTACGAACAATACAAACGAGTCTGAACTCCACCGCATCTACGGAAACATTCCAATGATGCTTGAGGTCGTAAAGAACCCACGTCAGATCAAGAACCTTGCGTATCTGAACATCTCAGTTGGAACCTATCCTTCTGAGCGAGTTCCGATCAAGGAGGCGTTCGGTACTCTGTCGTGGGTGACCCAAGGTGAACCTGCAAATACGATGGAAGGGCGCAAGAAGTTCCTAGAGGAGGTTCGTAACCACACATTTGTGTTCTGTCCTCGTGGAAACGGGATTGATACACATCGCATGTGGGAGACCCTGTATATGGGGAGTATTCCGATTGTGAAGCGAGATATTGCCCACGCTGGTTGGATGGATCTACCAATTCTCTTTGTGGATGACTGGAATGAAGTTACGGAGGAGTTCCTTCTTGCAGAGCAGAAACGTATCGAGTCATCAACTTGGAATATGGAGAAACTCCGCGTTGGATATTGGATAAACCTCATCAAGAAGGCTATGATGAAGATCGGGACGATTGTCACAGCAACTGATCTGAACCCCCTCTATTCAGACTTCATTCCTAACTTTGTGAAGGCGTGGAAGGCGGTCATTCCGGAGGCGGATATTCATATCGTTCTGATTGCAGATGCCATTCCTGAGTCACTGCTTCCTTGGGAGTCGAACATCGTTCTGTTCAAACCGATTGAGGGTATCCATACTGCATTTCAGGCGCAGTGTATTCGATTGCTGTATCCTCGCGAGGTTGCTCGGGATGAAGGTGTTCTGATCACAGACATGGATATGTTACCCGCAAACCGCAGGTATTATGTCGACTCTGTAAAGTCGCTTTCATCTGATGCATTCGTTGTGTATCGCGATGTATGCTTTCCGGGTGAGATCGCAATGTGCTACAATGTTGCACGTCCTTCTGTCTGGTCTGGCGTATTTGGTAACGAACCGGTGGACGTCATTCTTCGCAGGTGGTACCAAGGAACAGGGTATGATGGAAACCATGGTGGCGTCGGATGGGGAACAGATCAGGTGATCTTCAAGAAGATGTTTGATGCATGGTCCGGACCAAAGATTGTCCTCAATGACAAGATCACCAACTTTACACGCCTAGACCGTGTTCACCCGTGGAACTTCACCAACAGAACGCAGTTACGTAACACACTCCTGATTGGATACTTTTGCGACTACCACTGTCTGCGACCCTATTCAGAGAATAAGGATATAAACGACTTTATAGTTTCTTGTCTACAAGAAAGGACATGGTGAAAGTATTCTCATTTTGCCTTTATGGTCCTCCAAACCCTAGATATTACCCACTTCCTATGCTTGAAAATATCTGGTTAGTCGGTACACATTTTCCTGAGTGGAAGGTCTATATTTATCATTCGCCTGACGTTGATGAGGTGTTTCTAGATCAGGTTGCGATGTATTCAAATGTAGTCTTGGTTCCTACAGGCAAATATGGGGAAATCAATATGATCGAGCGGTTCTTTGCAATTGATAATGAAGACGTAGAGATTATGTTTGTCCGCGATGCAGATAGTCATGTTCACTGGAAGGATCGTTGGGCGATCAATGACTTCCTTAACAAATCGGACGCAGTCGTTCATATTATTCGAGACCATGTTGAGCACAAGTCGTTGATCATGGGAGGAATGTGGGGAATTCGGAAGTCTGCAAACATTGTGATTAAAGTTCAGTATGAATTGTTCAAAGAAAAACCAATCGACCGTGGAATTGGGAATGACCAGAGTTTCCTGTCTACCTATGTCTTTCCATATGTATGGTCAAACTCACTTGTTCATTACAGCAATGGTAAATTGCTTACAGGAGAAACAGGTGTTCAATTTCCGTTTGAATGGTCAAATGAAGTATATTGCGGACGATGTGATGGTGGCAATGGAAAGTTTATTGACTATCCTCAACCACCTATGGGTCCTGAAATCCCTCGAGAAACTCGTGATCAGCGCATAAAACAGTCTCTTCCGAAATTGTTTAATCTCCCCAGTAAGTAAATGCAAAAGGCGATCGGATCACGCGCTCAGGTAATGCATGGAACCGCCCACCACACATCGGGTGGGTTGACCAAGGCGGATCTCAAGATGAACAAGTGGGGGCGTATTGTGTCGCGTAAGAAGTCTGCTCGCATGTCCCACGGAAAAACTCGCCGTAACAAGTAATGCGTTTGATCTCCTTGTTAAGTGCCGCACTATGGGTGGACTTTGTGGTCATGGTGATCACGAAACTCCTTCCGGGAGAGCACTTGCCCTTCCTTCCACCCATTGGCGCACTCAAGTTATGGTATGATAAGTTCGGAGTCGCAGCAGTTGCCGCAGATGTCTTTAGTCTTATGTTGGGTGTCCTTATTGCCACGTTCCTGTTTCCTGGCGCATATGGATTCCCGTTAGTTGTCGCAGCAATCCTTGTTCAACTTGTTCACGACGTTCTCTTCTACCTCGTTGTCATTCAGGGACTTCCTCAGGGTCAGAACTCTATGATTGACGTTTTTAAGACCTACGCGAACGAAGGTGGAGCAACGATCCTTCTTGCAGATTCACTGATGGTTGGTTCGGTTGTCTTGCTTGCTGAACTTCAGGACTATCTGTTTTCTTATCGATTCATTGCATTCAAGGCGCTACTTGGAATGTACTCACTGATTTATATCACATACACTAAGTAATGAGCGGAGGATTATTTGGAACACACCTTACACTTAACCCAAAGTGTCTAGTGTTTTCCCTGTTTGTATTGGTTGTCTATTGGATGCCCCACTTCAAGGCGTGGGAACACCGAACTCTGATGGCATTCATGCTGGCGTGCGTTGCGTATGTTCTGCTCGCATGGTATGACATGATCTATGATTGCAAGGATCGTCTCAAACCAACAATACTTGGATGGATGTGGGGTTGGGCAAAACCGCCCCAGTATATGAAGGACTACGAAGAACTCCCCGAAAAGGAGAAGAAGATCGTCAGGACTGTTGACATCGTTGTTCTGATTGGTGTGGTGGTTTTGCTGATCCTTCCTTTTCTCGTGAAGAGGTAATGGCAGTTCCAAAAGACTTCCTAGACGGAGTAATCAAGCAGATAAACTGGAAAGCGGGCAAGTTCGATATGCTTCCGATCGTCTTTGGCATTGTGATGGCGCTCATTGACATCAGCATGATGGGGACCCTCAAACTGGTGGACCAAGGAAAGATGGCGTATTCGATGGGATTCCCGATTGCTACGGTTCTTTATGCGTTTGAACCGTATGTCTTTCTGAAAGCGATGACCCATTCCAACATGGTAGTGACAAACTTGATCTGGAACCTTGCATCCAACATCCTAGTGACACTGACTGGAGTCCTGTTCTTTGGTGAGAGCATCGAGGGTCTCAAGTGGCTGGCAATCGGACTCAGTCTCTTCTCCCTAGCAATTTTTGCCTACACTGATTAGTAATGAGTGTCTACGTGATTGAGGAGCAGGGCGACCAATTTTCCACCCAACTCGCCCCCATTGCGTATAGGACGTTTGAACAAGCCAAAGAGTACATCACGTCCAAGGCTGCAGAGAAGGGCTGGGAAATCAAGGACGACTATGACAAACCGGAGCCCGACTTTGAAGAAGATAACGTAAACCGCTATAGAGCAGGGCGTGCGAGACCTGTCGAACGACCAATTGGAAAGACTTACATTTGGGCACATCCGGGTGAAGAACGGGAGATCTCTATCATCATTCACAAGTTGACACTAGAAGATCCTGTGGGACCTGAAGGAGGACGTCGCAAGCAACGCCTCGCAGTTGCCAAAAAGAAGTGCTCGCCGGGTTATGATGTGTACGACTACCGCAAGAACAGTAAGGGGGAGTTCTTTAACTGCCTTCCTGCCGGATTGAAGCGAAGGAAGACGCGTAGAAGAACTTAGACGCCGAGACTGGGTGATACATAAATGGACGACCTTGTTGTAGCAAAGACGGTCCAGACGTCGCCGATCCGGACCCTCGCCGAGGGGTTGAAGTCCATGCTGGTGGAGATGAGTCTTGTTTTTGATAAGGATGGCATCAGGATGATTGCCATGGACAACACTCGCACGGTTCTGACTCACATGCGTTTGTATGCGAACAAGTTTGAGAAGTATGAGTATAACCACTCTGCTCCCAAACTGGATGTTGGTCTGAACACGGATCACTTCTACCGTATCGTGAAGACCGTGACGAACGATGACACGATCACGTTCTCTGTTTCCAAGCATGAGTCTAACCACCTGACGATCACGATTGAGAACGGTGAGAAGGGTCGTCGCACCAAGTATCGCCTCAATCTGCTGGACCGTGATGACTCGGACATCACGATGCCGGAGACGGAG